AGAATCTGAATTAGATATACTTTCAAACATAAGATAAGATTTTCTATTATTTCTAAGGTATTTTAAACCCTTTTTAATGTTATTTTTAACAGATTCAGGGATACGTACCTTACCGATACTTTCGTCAATAACGATTTTAAGGTCACCAGTACCTTTAATTACTCTATGATATGTCATCTTAGGGATAAAGTATTTAAGTCCCTCCTGCAAGACCACAGGTATGTCATTATCCATTTGTAACATCCAATTAGACCCTGACTCCACAAAAACAATGCGGTCTTCACGGTCACGGTGCCAAATTAACTCTTCAGAATCCACGTTTTCTTTAAAAACTCTTCTGAATTTATCTTTACCTAATTCTTCGTTACTATAAATCATTACCAAAATCTTCCTGGTACATTCTTACCAAAATCTTTATGTGCTCTACACGCCCAATATCCTGCTTTAGTTTTATCCTTTTTCTTTGCACATTGATGTCTTGCAGCAAATGACTTACGAGCTGCAGGGTCATTCCACTTGGCTGTCATTACAGGGGAACCGTAACTTACCTTTTTAATCTTACCAGTTTTAGGGTTACGAACATATACATACCATTTCTTTGGACCCCCACTTTTAGGTTTGTTTAACTCAACCTTTTTACCTTTATATTCGGCTTCATTTACCATAGGAAAATCTAATGGTAATCTTTCACCTTCATAAATGAAGAATTTACCCAAGTCACTTTCCAATAATTCAACATCTTCTTCGTTATTGTATTGACCTTCATTATAAAGTTCTCTGGCTTCTTTAATCACCTCAAAGTACTTTTCACTACCCACTCTAAATACATTCTCAGATAATGGGATATTATTATCAATATGGTATTGTAACCCCTCAGATATCTGTGGTCTGTTTTTAAGTTTGTTAAGTTCTTTTATTATACTTTCTTTCATGGTTGTAGGTTTTTTCTTTCTAATTTGTTCACCGTTTTCAGAAATAAACTTATAAAAGTAATCAACCATTTTTTGACGTTTAGGATGTTTCATTCTTAATGATAAATAGGTTCTTAGTAGATTGTCATCCATATAACCATCCCACATAACTTCAAAGATATCGGCATGCATTGCAAATGGTTCCACATCATACCCTTTTAATTGTTCCTTTAATGAGGGTTTTTCTTTATTCTGTGAGGGTTTATCCATTTTTTTGTAGTAGTCATTGTAATACCTCATTAACATGTAGTAATCACCACCCCTATCAACTTTCTCAAACTCATTAGATAACCACTGTTCTCCATTTAAATATTCTGTGTTTAACTCATCATAAACCAACAACCTACCAGGTCCTTCACCCCATCCACGATATAATCCAAACTTAGAATTACCCATTTCTTTAGCCAATTCTTTATCTCTAATGATTAGATATACTAAAACACCACCAATAATATGCTCTTCAAACATATCATCACTATCTCTATTTGTTGTACACCACTTAGTACCTGCACCATACTTACACGATGCGTTATGTGTTAAAGGTGCAACCAACAAATACTTTTCGTCTCTGAATAAATCGTCATATTCCTTTGAGTCCACTTTGAACTTCTCAGTAACCAAGTTAACCAATCTATCTATAGATTCTTTTTTAGATTTTTTCTTGTAGTTTTTAATTTTAATTCTTGTAGGCTTTTGACCCTTTCCTGATTGGGGGTCTTTCTTTTCCTTTTCTCTTTTTCTTCTACATGCAGAATCTTTTTCTTTTTGTGACATCTTACCAGCAACACCAGCACCTCTACAAACAGGATATGAACCTTTATCTGCATCACTCCTACCACAAGGGGGGTGTCCACCACCTTTTTTCTTCTTACAAATATTTACCCAAGGTCCTTTTGGTTGTGAAGAACCTTTCTTCTTCTTTTTCTTACCAAACCAAACGGCTAAATCTTCACTTAAAATATATTCTGACATACTTGATTTTTTTGTCTATTTTCTTATATATATTATAAATATCAACGAAAACAGATTATGGAAGATAACAAAGAACAAATTCAAGAACAACCACAACCTGCAGGTACGTTGTTTGAAATTATTAATTACTATTCAAATGACGACCTAAATAAATTCATTGACTTAATGAATCAGGAACAAGCATTATACAGTGTAATTCAAGCCGCACGTTCAGCACACCGTAGAGGTGTTTATAATATGGAGGAAGCTGAGGTTATTTCTAAAGCTATTAGAATCTTAACAACACCACCACCATTAGAAAACGATTTACCTGACCCTGAAATTCACAAATCAGAGTGATAAAATTTTTTATTGAGGACTTATTAGTCCTCTTTTTTTTGCATTAATTAAATTAAAACAGATATGGATAATAGAGAATTAAGTTCAAGAATTTCAAAAATAGATAGTGAAATTACTTTTGCAGTATTAGACGGACACCGACCACATGACATGGATAAGTTTAGAGAACACAGAAGAGAATTAGTAAAATTAAGGTGTGAGTATTTTGGTGAAGATTCACCAATATGTAAAAATGAAAGAAAAAATTTCAGATAATAAAAAAGGGGACCAAACGGTCCCCTTCTTATTTATTCAGTTTGAGTTAAATTATCTCAATTCTCTCAAGTCGAATGTTCTAACACCATCAACGATGATTCTACCATAGAAACGGTTGTTAACCATTTTCTTAGCGTATCTTGTCATGATACCCTTGATAGGTGTAAAGTTGAATGGGTTGTACATTGTTGGAGTTAACTGTAATGGTACATATGGTGCGTAAACGTAACCTGTATCCAACAAAGAGTTACCTTTGTGTCCTAACAATACTGTGTTAGGTGGGAAGTAAGGGTCACGATATACTTGATATCTACCTGATAAAGTACCAACTCTTTCAATACCCATGTTGTACTGGTCTTGGTCAGGTGCTGCGTTTGATACGTGGAAGTACTCCAAGTCATCAAAGATTGCACTGATTTCAGAAGAAACAACAATCCAGTTAGCTCCACCTCTCAACGTAGACTTGTGAATCTGTGCTGAGATTTGGTTGATTGCTGTAATCAACGTTTGGTTCCAGTCCTTTTGAGTGTACTGAGTTAATGGATTAGCTGCAGTTCCTCTCTTCCATCCGTTGTAGTCCCAACGTAATGTCCAAGCTGCACCTTTTCTCAAGTCTCTTAAGATTTCACGGTCAATCTCTGCTGCCACCTGCTCTGATAATAAAGCTGTCAATTCAGCCTCAGCATCAATGTTGTGGAATGCAGAAACGTCCTGTGCTAATTCAGGAGACCACTGAGCTCTCAACTTTCTTTCTGTAACCGATACAGTTACTGATTCTAAGTCAAAAGAAACCTCACCAATTTTATCTTCAAATTCTAACTCTTCGTATACTCTGTATGTTGCAGTAAACTGAGTGTTAACTGCCTCACTACCTGCGATAGTTGTAGTTAAACCTGAATATCCGTCCAATGAACCTGAACCGATAGATGCTGGTTCTTGTAAGTCAACTTCTAAGTAAATCTTACCTTCAGCATCACAGATGTTTTGGTATTCACCACCATTACCCAAAGTTGGGAATGTAGCGGTTGATTTTGAACCATATTCTACGATACCTTTACCGTATTTCTGTGTTACAACTCTGAAAATCAAGTTACCTGAACCTGCTCCTGAGAATGCACCACCTGCAGTAGTTACCGCATTAACCGTTAAGTCTGACAAGAATGATTCTGTATCAACAACAGCACCATCAGGACCTTGCATTTTACCGTAAGTACCTGAGTTAGTGAAACCTGTCATGATAAGTAATACTTTTCTGTACTCACCAGCAGCGTAAGCTGAAGGTACTAAGTCACTACCTGACCATGCAACAGTACCTACATCACCTGTAACAGCTGTGTAAGCACCTTTAGAGTAGTCAAATAACCCTGGTGGGTCTAAGTCAGCTTCGTTACCTTCGTAGAAACGGTCATACAAGTTCTTACCTGTATTATAAGCTGCAGATGCAGCTGCTTGTGTTGGTCCGTTAGGTGCTCCGATAGGTGCGAAGTGGTCGTTAGAACCTGCCTGTGCATCATAACCTTGAATTTTAGGTACGAAGTAGAACAATTTACCGATTGGTAAGTTCATAGCTTGTACAGAAACGATATCGTTAGCTAACAATTTAGAGAATACTCTTCTCACGATTGGGAAAACTACAGTTTCGAATGAACCTGAGTTATCTGATGCTGCCGCTTCGTTTATTAAATGTGACGCTTGGTTTTCATACAACTGCGCCATGTTTTCTTTAACGTGACCTTTAAGACCCTCTAAGAATCCTAATTTGTCCCATTTGTTGATTGTGTCTTCTTTGATAACTTTCAAGTGTTTTAAACCGATGTTACCAACAAGACCTGATTCTAATAATGCTCCCATTTTAGTATTTTTTTAATTTTAGGTTTTATTTAGTAATTTTTGTCATCAAATCTCTCATTCTTAAGAATTGAGGATTTTCATACGTTTTAGACTCAATAAGATTTGTTGCCGAACCTTTTGATGGTGATTTCTGTACTTTAGATTCTACTGATTCTTTAACTACAGTTTCTTTACCGTCAAAGTCTTCTTTCAAAGTCTTATATAAAGTCTTAGATTCCTTCAATGTTTCAACTGAGTCGAAACGTCTTAGGATGTTTATTTTTTCTTGTTTGGTTGTTGAATGTTCAGTGAACAAACGAGTAGCGTAAGCCAAGTTTGAATTAAATACAGCAACTTCATTTAACTTTTCTCTAAAGATGTTCAATGCTTTTCTGTACTCTTCGTTTTTAGCTCTTAAAGAATCTACTTCAGCCTTTAATTCACTTTCATTAACTGACTTGTTAGGTTCTACCTTCATTTTTGGTAAACCTTTTCTCTTAGGATAGTTTCTTGTACCATTTCCTAATGTACGTGCAGCTTCTGATGTTTCAGCATCTTCTTCATAAGCTGGTGTTTTTTGTTTCATACCTTTTTTAGTGGTATAGTCCTCATCACCTGGGTGAGTTTTTGATTTATCACCATACTTTTCACCTTCACTCATTTCTTCTTCATAAGCTGGTGTTTTTTGTTTCATACCTTTTTTAGTAGTATAATCCTCATCACCTGGGTGAGTTTTTGATTTATCACCATACTTTTCACCTTCGCCCATCTCTTCTTCATTATAACCTTCATCAACCATTTCTGATTTCTCTTCATCCTCCTCTTCAACATCCATCTCAATTTCAAAAACAACTTCTTCATCCATTTCTTCAACAGATGCGTCAGCGAATGGGTCAGTGTTTTCCTCACCTTCGTCAACTTCAGTCATTTTATCTTCTTCAGATTCAGTTTGAATAATGTACTCAACATCTTCTTCATCATCACTTAAGTGAATTTCATCACCGTCTTGTTTAACGATAATTCCATCTTCATCACCCATAGCCTTGAAAACCTTTAAGATTTCCTCGTCTGATGCTCCTGTTAAGTCAAGAGGAAGTAAAACTTCTTCTTCATCGTCAACTTCAAACTCGTCACCAGGTAAATCGATACCTAACATGTCTTCCATGTCAATCTCATCACCCATGTCTTCGTCTTCCATTTCAGAATCTTCATCCGCATCCATGTCACCCATTTCAGGTTCCATTTCAACTTCTTCTTCGTCTTCCATGTCAACTTCTTGTTCAGTTACTTCTTCAGCAACTTCTTCTGTAGCTTCCATTTCGACTTCCGTGTTAACCATTTCGTCAGCTTCTTCTTCAGATAATGATTCTTTTACTAATTCACTGATTTCTTCCTTCATAGTAGAAGCAAGTATTCCTTTTGCATTTTCAGTTACGGCTTCTTCCAAATTTTTCATTTGTAATAGTGCCTCTTCAACTAATGATTTTTTAGTATTCTCTGCCATTTTTTTATTACGCAAGCGTTTATTTTACTATATAAATATTCAGATATTAGAAAAAAGTTAATTTTAATAGTAATAGCAAAAAAAAATCGGGTATTAACCCGATTTTAAAAATTATCTGATAAGTGACCGATATTACTCGTAAACCTCATCGATTTTACTTTCAGCACATGCTGTAATTCTCCAATCATGTGGAAAACCTTCGAATTTTTTAGTTACTTTGGCCTCAACCTCAGTGACGTTATAACCCCTCACAAGTTTTTCTTCTCTAATTTTTTTGATTTTACCACTATTCTCATCGGGTAAATCGTACTGAATTTTTGCTACAAAATATTTCTCGTCCATAATAAAAAGTTTTAATATCCTAAATAATCGGATAACTTCTTCATTAAGTCAAGCGATTTGTTCAAACCTTGTCCTCCATCGATTCTTGGTTCTTGAGCTCTTAACTTAGTTTCTTCCTCAAGATTCTCTTCGTACTTGTTTTTATCTTCTTTGTTTAAGAACAAGTAAGCACCAGGTGTAGATGGTGATGATACTAAGTCAAAACAAATTAATTCAAAATCGTCTTGTACTTCATTACGTTCACCTTTTTTAACTAATGAACCAACACCACGAGATGACACACCCATAGTAACACCTTGTCTCATAAGGTTTGCTGCCATATCACCTGGACATGAAACAACACCTCTTTCGTGGAAACCTGGTGAAGTAAGTAATTTAATTTTACCCATCAATACATTTCCTTCCCACCACATATCAGTGATAAGGTGAGACACACGGTCTAAATCAATAAGTGATGATTCAGGGTGATTTAATTCTGAAATAGATAAACCTTTATCAATAGCCTTTTTATAATTCTCGGCTTCTCTACGTAATATTTTTTCAGGATAGATACGACCGTTTCTGTTTGGTGTATCAAACTTTTGAAGTACGGCATAAAAAACGAATGGTTTTGAGTGGTCTAATTGACCATATGATTCTTTAATAACTTCTGCGTTTCTTGAATCGTTTGGTGATATATAACCAGCATCCCATTCTACTAATATTCCTTTTCCTGAATCGTTTGGACCTAATATCTTCATGGTATTTTATTTTATAAATATGTTGTATTACTTAATATAGATGTAAAACAACATCATATTCAGTTAAATTTAGAGGTAACGCTTTCTTTACTATGTTGTCTATATTGTCAACAATGAATATTTTTATTAACATACCTAATGGTAAATCATCAGAAGTATACATGTCAATAATAGACCATTCTTTAGCAAATCCGCTAACGTCTACATCATCATGTACAATTTTACTTACTTTAGCTTCTATAGATACATCATCAATTTCCCCCATCAATTCAATATCTTTTAAATAAACTTTAGTGTTACCATTTTTATACACCAATTCACTTGGCATATAATTGTTTAAAATCCCTAACTGGTCTTTTTCTTCAGTTAGGGATTTTTGTATATTTTTTAATTGTTTTTCAGAGATGACTATTTTCACAACAAAGTTTTATAATAAATATTACACTTTCTTTGTTTTGGTTTTTGATAACCAAAAATAAGGAGAACTGTATAATTCATCATTATAAACTGATGTGACAATCTTTTTAATTTTTTCTTTTAATATTGGTGATTTAAAATCTTCATTTTGATTTTTCATGAATAGTGTGATTTCAAGATTCATAAATGAACGTTTATCCATTTGTATACCACTTGTTCTTAAATCTAAATCCACGATTGAATTTCTATCAAATGTTAGTAGGTCCACACATTCTAATAAATTATGTTGTATTTGTCTTTTTAAATTCCCCGCAACTCGGTCCCAATTTAAAGCCTCTTTTTTGGGTTCAACCCATGATTGTATTACTATGTAAATTGATTTTAATTCTTTTGAATCTACTGTACCATAAAAACACTTAGCATTTTCGAAAACATTTAATTTCGAAGTCTTTCCTTTCTTCATTCATTTTTAAATTTCTTTAGTTTATTTGTAGTAATAATAAAATATTTTTCCTTACAAGTCAAAACTTGATATAAATGATTATATTTATTATCATAACTAACATATATGATTATAATAGAAGTAGGAAAAAGAGAAAATATCGACAGAGCCTTAAAAAGGTACAAGTACAAAGTCATTAAGTCAAAACAAATGGACGAGGTACGTAAAAGAAAAGAATTCACAAAGAAATCTCAAAAGAGAAGAAAGAAAATAGAAAAAGCCAAATATATTCAGAAACTAAGAGACCAAGAATATGATTCATAAAAAAAGTCCCCGATTGGGGACTTTTTAATTTTTATAAGTTTTTATTGTTACTTATTTAACTTTGATGAAATCCAATCTTTTACAATATCCCAGTTTCTTGTCGCAAATACACCGAAACAAAATCCAGCCCAAATCTTAAAGTTCATAATCCAAAGTACCAATCCTACAATAAGTCCTAATACTCCTTCAACACCGTTAGCTTTAATCCATTCCTTAACCATGTTGTAAACTTTCTTGATGAATTCTAACACTTTTTTCATAATCCTTGATTTAATTGTGTAAGTTTATAAAGTGATACTAAATC